AACTGCCCCACCTTGGCGACACGGGGAAGGGTGAAGATCGCGCCGCCTTCCTCCGCTCCTACCTCGCCGGGTTCGCCGATCGCCTCCGTGATGTGCGGGTCTGCTGTGGCGACTGGTCCCGCGTCTGCGGCCCGTCCGTCACCTACCGCCACGGCATGACCGGGGTGTTCCTCGACCCGCCGTACGCCGACACCGCCACCCGCACGGCCGGGTTATACGCCACGGACTGCGAGCAGGTTGCGCACCGCGTCCGCGAGTGGGCGATCAAGGAAGGGGCAAACCCCCTCATGCGGATCGTCCTCGCGGGGTACGAGGGCGAGCACCAGATGCCCGCCGACTGGCGCGTGATCAAATGGAAGGCCAAGGGCGGGTACTCCCTCATCGCGGATGACGACGACGCGGGCGGCCGGGCCAATCGCGGCCGGGAACGGCTCTGGTGCTCACCGGCCTGCCTGAACGGGGCGGAAGCGGGAGGGCTGTTCGCATGACCCCCCACCCCATCCACACCACCCTGATCCAGACCGAAGGGCCCCACCGGGTCACGGTCAAGCCGAGCGAGCGGACGATCCAACTGGCGATCCTGAGCGAGATCCGATCCTCGATCGTCTGTGCCTGCCCCAACTACACCCCTTCCCACTGGTGGGAGTGCGACCTCTGGGCCGTGACCAAGGCCGGATATGGGGTCGAGTACGAGATCAAAATCTCCGTCCAGGACTTCAAAGCCGACGCGAGCAAGGGCAAGGTCCCGCGGAACGACAACTACGTCGGATCCCTGCCGCGCACGACCAAGCACACGGAACTAGCGGCGTTCAACCCGCGAGGCCCAAGCCGGTTTTTCTACGTCATCCCGACCGAACTGGAGGACGCCATCCGTCCGATCCTGCCCCCATGGGCCGGGCTCGGGCTGTTCGACGGTGATCGCCGCGTGGTGTTCGTCAAGGCCGCGCCATCGCTCCACCGGGTGAAGGTCAAGCCGCGGGAGATCCGACTCGCCCAGACCCGCATGTGGCACCGTTATTGGAATGCCATCGGCCAGCTTGATCGGCTCCGATTGCGGGGTGAACTGTGATCGACACCCCTCAGCATCGCACGATCATTTCCACCCAGACCCCGCCGACCCGCATTACGGTCGAACTGGCCGAAACTACCGGCCGCTGGCACAAGGTTCTGGACGATCTTTGGGACCAGGGCATCATCGCCAGCCTATCCGACCGCTCGTATCGGGTGCTCGGGGCCTTCTGCCGCCTGCGCCACGACGATGCACCGACCACCACGCACGCGCCACTGGGCACGCTGCAAACCCTCACCGGCCGCGGCAAGTCCTTTGTCTACGCCGGGGTCTCCGAACTGATCGAACACTCCGCGGGCCTTCTTGCCCGGACCGGAGCCGATCTGTACCACGTTCTGCCCCTCTGGCAGTTCGCGGGCCGGAGACTCGATTCCGCCATCGCGGAACCATTCCACGATCGCGGAAAACTTTCCGCCATTGCGGAAAAGCGCGTTGTAGCAGTACGCGCCTGCGCGCCAAGCCAGCCAGAAGAAGAACCAGAAGAACTGGCTTGGAACCAGAGGGGCATCACGAAGGAAGCGACCAAGCGGTACATGGATGCGCGGGGAAGGGGGATGGCTGGCTGGACAGGCTACCCCCTGCATTGGGACCTCGAGGGCGTCACCTGCCCCAGGTTGGCGCTGGGGATGCTGGACCTGCGCGAGCCCTTGCGGACCAAGCTGCTCACCGACTGCCCGGACATCACCGTCGAGGAGATCGTCCGGACGTTCGACCAGATCCGGATGGGGACCAACGTCAAGAACCCGCCGATGGTGCTCGCCCACCGCCTGATGAAGCAGCGGGGCCGGCAACTGCCCAAGGCGTCGCCCGTGCACGACCGGGCAGCGTTGGACTGGGCGCGGGAGATGGAAGCACTGAGAGCGGGGAGGCGAGCATGAACCCCACCCTCTTCGATCCTCGCACGATCGCCGACCAGTTCGCGGCATTCGACCAGGCACACCCCGAGGTCTACGCGGCGTTCGCCATGTTCGCGGCCCAGATGCGCAGCAGGGGCTACGCGCACTACTCCGCGGACGGCATCATGCACATCGTTCGCTACCACGCGGCGGTCAATCCCGAGCGCGATGGGGGCGGATTCAAGATCAACAACAACTTTGTCGCCCTGTACGCGCGGAAGCTGGTCGCGGCAGATCCGAGCTTCGCGACGTTCTTCGCGTTCAGGGTCAGGAGGACGGCATGAAGAAGCAGGATCCCAAGCCGGGCCAGAAGGTATGGGTGTGGTCCTACAAGCACGGATGCCCGCGCGAGATGACGTACCTCTCTCGCAATGGCGCGTGGCGCAAGTGGCGACGGTTTGAACCGGACGTTGGCGCATCCCGAGAGTTCAACCTGAACGGCCTGCCCGACTGGTATGACACCGACCACCAATGCGCGTGGGCCCAGTTCGCGTTCTATGTCGGGCGGGTTGGCTACGGATCGCACGAGCGGCGGGTAGATGATGCCTTTGCCTGCGTGTGCGAGTACGTGCGCCGATTCTCCGACGCGCTCAGCAGGCCCGCCGGTGAAGTCTGGGATGCGGGCCGATACCCGATCAGGGATGTGCTGAAGATCGCACGCGAAGCCGTCGAGGCTGGGGCCGTGGACGAGATTTATCTGTCGCGGCTACGCGACCCCCTGAGCGTGGTCTTTCCGTCCACGGAACCGAAGCAGGATCCGCAGCCATGAGCACCACCACCGACCGCATCCCGCTGGCCGTCGCCGAGACGATCGGCATCCGCCTCATGCAGACCTGGGGACTCCGAGAGCCCGAGGCGATGATCGTCGGCAGCGTGCGCCGCAAGCGGGCGGATGTCGGCGACCTCGAGCTGATCGCGCCCATGCCGCCCGAGGGCGAGACAGATCACCTGTACAAGGTCCTGTGCGACACGCTCGCCCCGGTGGATCCCGAGCCCGAGCCGACGACGCTGTTCGGTGCCAAGCCTGCGCCCCGGAACTACATCGGGCGGGTGCTCAAGGGCCTCAAGCCGGGGTTTAAGAGCATGGATGCGGAGGTAAAGATCCCCCGGATTCGCGTCAGCCCCGCTGGTGAATACCTCGGATCCGGCGACGACATGCCGCTCAAGATCCAACTCTCCCGCTACACCGCCGGCCCGGTCAGTAATCGCGGGTGGTACGAGATCCGCACGACCGGATCCGCGGACTTCGGTAAAGCGTTCCTGACGCTCTGGAAGTGGGCCCGCGGCATCCCCCAGGAACGCGAGGGCTCGATCGACAACTACCTCGTCGATGAACGGGGCCAGAAGCGGCACACGCCGACGGAGATGCACGCCTTTCAACTGGTGGGCGTGATATGGGTCGAGCCGCACCTGCGCACGGGATGGGAGGCCCTGCTCGCCCCGCCACAAAGCCCGCTGTACCAGAAGCAGCGACCCGAGCGGCGCGCGGTCGCGATGCGATACCTCGGGATCAAAGACGAAAAGGAACTCGCGGACCGCTGGAACATGGACAAGGTAGCGATTGCAGGAGGTGGACGATGAACAAGCAACGCCCCAAAGCCCCATAAACCAGAAACAAACGGCACCGAAAAGTTACCCCACAGAAAGGATCCCATGACCGTTCACGCAGCGACACCCAGCAGCCCGCAGACAGCACCGACGATGCCGATGGTGCTCTTGACCGTCCCGACGGATATCGGCAAGCTCCCGCCCAAGTTGGGCATGGTGGCGATCCTGCCGGACCACACCAGCGACGACGCGGTATTCCTCTCCGCGCACGACGGGCACAATCTGGCCCTGGTTCCCGCCGATCACGAGCGGGTTGGCGACACCGATGCGGCGGGGCTCCACGCCTCATGGCTTGATCCGGCGCTGGCACTGACCAACCGGGGCGACGGCCGCACGCTCCGGCTCCACAAGGGCACGCCCCAAACCCTGTTCGGCACGGGCCTCAACTGGGTGGACGACTCGGAACCGACTTGGCGACCCGTGCCCGATGGCGGAACTTTCCCGCCCGTGCTCGATGTGTTCCCCCGCATGAACGAGATGACCGATGCCGCTTGGACCTGCCTGCGCGTGCGGGTGTCATCGCTGGCCAAGCTCGCGGCAGCGCTCAACGACGCGGAGTGTGACGACCGGGACAGCATCACCCTGTTCGTTAAGGAGAACGCGCAGGGCGACGTTCAGGGAGCGATCATCGCCGTCGGCAACCGGGGAATCGGCCTGACGATGGCACTCCAGCCCGTGGCGGAAGCCTCCCGGAAGTTCTACCGGGGCATGCTCCGGCGATTCGGCACCGGCCGCACGCTCACGGGCAAGGTCAAGATCACGCCCAAAGAGGCGATGAACCCCACGCCGCCCGATGCCGCCCAGACCGTGCCCAGCTACGCGACGGGCGACAAGGGCGAGCAGATCGACACGGCGACGGGGGAGGTCCTGACACCCGAGAAGGCCGAGCAAGCCGCACAAGTCCTCAACGCGACAGGGAAGGCACCGGCACCGCTCAGCCCCACTGATGCCTCTGTCGCCGCGATCGGTGCTGTTGTGGGCGTAGGGCCAGCCGTTGCCGACGACGGCCGCGATGCCCCGAGCAGCACTTGGGACAACCGGCTCACGGTCGCGCCGCACGTGGCGACCAAGAAAATCAACCCCCAGTGTGGGGACATGCTCAGGCAGGCGGGCTTAGCCCAGTTGAACGACGTTCAGTCGGTCCGCGTGGTGTATGCCGACTGGCGCGAACGGATCCGAGCCGAGGTTCTGGAAAAGACCGGGTACAAACTCACCGACCGCCAGCTCGACGGGCTGGATGAGGCGATTGAGGCACGACTCAGCAACAAGGGCCAGTGAGCCCGCTATTCACCTGCGCCGCTCGACGGGGCGGCGCGGGTTTTCGGGGTGGTGGTGGGTGCTTTGGAAAGGATTGGCGATGCCTCACGATCGGAATGGCAAGGAAATCAAGGTTGGGTCGATCATCAAGGGTCCGAACGTCACCGCTCAGAAGGGTGTCGAGTTCGTTGGCATCGTTCATGCCATGCGAATCGGGCAGATTTGCTCAGGAGATGCCACGCCTCTGGCCGTGTTCACCACGCTCGACGACGGAACTCGGGTGATCGATCGCCATCCGCACCCGTACTTCAACGGGGCATTCGACGCAGGGAAGGTGACGCTGATCGACTGATTGCACACTCGCCCGCCGCGGAAACAAGGCGGGTGGGATTTGATGATCCTCGCCCTCGACCCATCACTCACGATCACAGGCTACGCAGTCCTCTCCTCACCCGAGAGGATCGCGGGCATGGGCATCATCCGCATCAAGTCCGCCCTGATGCTGGCCAGGGTGGATGAACTGTCGTCGGGAATCGCCGAACTGGTAAGGGATCACGCGCCGGAGTGGATCGTCGTGGAGATTCCGCAGAAGGGCGGGGCCAACCGGGGCGGATACTCGGGCCGCGCGGCGATGAGCGGGCCGGTCTACGGAATCGCTGTGGGCGTGGCGATCATGCAGGCCCTTCGCCATCTGCCGCCCGCGCAGGTGCTGACGCCGATGCCAATGGAATGGGTGGGCCGTGGGTCGATTCCCAGCAGCAAGGGCGACCCGAAGAAAGTGAAGCGGGCGCGGTACGTGGAGTATGCGTACCGGCTGGAACCGGGGTCGCTTGGCGCGGCAAGCACAGCGGGCAACGTGGCCGATGCTGTGCTCCTCGCACGGTGGGCGTGGACGGCGAAGGACTATCGCAAGATCGGGTAGGTAATGACGATTCGCCCGGTTGCGGGCAGGAGTTGAGCATGGCAAAGGCTAAACAACGGCGGCAGGTGGTGACCAAGTACGTGGTCCTTGCAGACGTGGCACTCGGCAAGGAGGAACGGACATGAGCATGGACCCACTCGTTATCGACCCTCCCAACTTTGACCAGAAGGCCGCATGGGGCGAGCGGCGAGACTACGTAGACAAATGCGGCGGCGTGGTTAACAAGACTGGCGAAGTCAACTGGCAAGCGGCACACGCGGCCGATCCCGGTGTCTGCTCATGCCCCGCGTGCGGTGCGATGTACTGGTGCTGGGGCAACGTTCAGCGATGCCGCGCCTGCGCGTTTGAGTACCCGACAGATTGGTGGGCGATGTACTCGTGGGGTGCTCAGGCTGGGTATCGAAAGACGACGCTGGGCCTCTCGTGGAATCCGTCAGCAGCGTACCGATTCGACGACCGCATGAAACACCCATACTACCGCTATGGGTTCGAGCACCCGGTAGAAGACCCGTGGAAGACGACCAAGACGCAAGAGTGGCGAGACGCGATCCGCAAGACGTTCACCAAAGAGGAGCCCCGCCCATGACCCGCGACGAACTCGACTCCGCGAAGGACGAACAACTCAACGAGATGGCGACGAAGGTGATGGAGTGGAAGCCTCCCAAGGTTGATATCGGCTGGGTGGCGTTCAATGGCCGCCAGTGGTCCCCCGCCACGAACATCGCCGACGCTTGGGAACTGCCACCCAAACTGGAGCCGGGATGGCTCGTCACTGTCACGCGGCGGACGGGAGATGTCGGCGAGTGGGCGAACAAGTTGCGGTACCACGTTGACTTTCGCCGCATCGGTGAAGGCGAACCGCGATACATCTGCTACGCCCACGAGGATCAGGCCCGCGCAATCACCACCGCCGCCCTGCTCGCGTGGGGGGAGAAGGAGAACAGCAAGTGAGTAACCAACCCGACGCTACCACCCGTCTGCAATCCATCGCCGAAGCCATTGAGCGGGATCGCATCGCCTTGTGCAACGTCACTTCGCGACGACTAAATGACGAGGACGATTCGGCCGAACAGGAAATCTTGCGGGACTGCCGCCGCGAACTGTGGCTGGCGACCATCAAACTCCGGCCGGAAGAAATCATTACCGCTCTCGCCGAGTCCGAGGCGATGCGTGGGCGGCAGATGACAACCATCGACGAGATGAGGCGTGCCCTCGACCGGATGCGGTTCGCGTACCTCAACAAAGACGCGGACTGCCCGCACGACTTCGAGAAGTCCGCACTGGCGGAAGCGGCGAGGCTACTTGGCACAGACCCGGCAGCACGCGCGGCGGTGGAGGGAGCATGAATATGGAACACACCCAGTCAGCCGTATGCGTCGGAGGCCCGTTTGCTGGTCGCGTTATCGCACTCCCGCGAGACTGCCGGGTCTTGCAGTTCCCGTCTTGGCCTAGCCCAGCCAACATCCTTCACAGCACACGAGAGACGCGCGAGGATGCGCTTCGATACGACGTACACACCTACCGATGGTTCGTGAATGAGATCCGGGGTTCCGGGATATCCATTGCAACGACCGCGATGGTCCACGAGTCGATGACCAACCACGAGGCCCGGCGCTGCGTGCTTGGAATGGTGCTTGCCCAAATCATCATGGACATCCCAGACCGCGACAAACCCGCGAAGGCAGAGGAAACCAAGCCTTGAAACCCACCGTCACCCAGATCGCCCATGCGTTCAAGGTTGAACCGGCGCACGTCCTGAACACCCGCATTCGGGCCAATCACCCGCCGCTGCTCTGGGCACGCGCCGCGTGGATGGTGTTTACCAAGCGTGCATCCCAGAACGCCCGGCTGGCCGACATCGCCAAGAAGCACGGGTTTGGCATCGCCACGCCTTACCGCTGGCTCCTGATGCACCGGCAGTACATGGCCAACCCGCACTACGCAGAGACGTTCGCCAAACTCAGCAGCGAGGCCGCATGAGCCGCATACCGATTGAGTTGATTCTGTACACAGTCTCGCGCCGCACCGGCATCGACCAGGCGATCGCCCGCGAGCGCCACCGCCGAGAGCCCAAGATCGTTCGGTATCGCCAGATCGTCACGGTTCTCGCGCGTCAGCACTCGCGGATGAGCTTTGAGGCCATTGCCGAAGCGGTCGGCGGAACACGGACGCGCCACAACACCTATTCCCGAGCGTTTGCCCGCGGCATGAACGACCCGGAAACGCTCGCGGCCGTCGAGGAAATCGGCGCAGAACTGCTTAACACCCAATCAGGCGGTTGTGCCTAGGTTTTGGGCCGGGTATGATTCGCCATCCTTGGCGGGAGCGGGCCCTATTGAGGGTCCGACATGCGAATCGCAGCCTGCATCCTCGCATTGACCGTGTTGGTCACCATTCCCGCCTGCACCAATCCCGAGTTGACCGCCGCTGTCGAGGAAGCCAAGGCGCTGTCGGCCCAGTACAAGACCAGCCTCGAAGCCCAGAAGGCCAGCCTTGACGAGCAGAAGACGGTCGCCGCCCGCGAGGTTGCCACCGCCAAAGAGGAGCAGGACGCTGCGGCCATCGCCGCGTCCGAGGCGTACCTCGCGGAGTTGCAGAAGGCATCGGTCAAGGTTGAGGCCCTGCTCGCCCGCGTGACCCAAGCGGATGCGGTCCTTGCCACCCCAACCAAGCCTGACGGGTCGGTTGACACGGCGGGGATGGGAACGACCGTCGGCGGCCTGATTGGCGGGCCCTACGGCGCCGCGATCGGCACGGGCATCGGCATCCTGATCGCTGGATTCTCCGACTGGCAGCGTCGTCGCACCCAGGCTGCGGCCGTCAGCATGGTCAACGGCATCGACGCCGCGGCGGCCAGCGTGCCGGGCTTCAAGCAGGCACTCGCATCGGCCAAGCCGCTCCTGCGTGCTGAGTACACCGCACTCGCCCAGAAGATCGTGGACAAGAACAAGCTCGCCACCCTTCCCAAGGCGTCCTAATGCCCCACAAAGGTGATATCGACCCCGATCAGGCCGACCTGAAAGCGGTGTACCTCACCGCCAAGCAGGCCCGCGACTTGGCCGAGAAGATCGCGCGGCATGTGGTCAGCGAAAGCGAGCCGGAGCGTGGCGTGCTGTACCGGCTGACCAACGCAGAGCGGGACATCGAAAACAACAGCCGGGATATCCGGTCGATCAAGTCGATTCCACTGCGGCTGGCGTGGGTGGCGGTGGCGGCGATCGTGGGCACAGCAGCCGTCGGGACGGCCACGATCGTTTGGAACGCACGCCCGGCGGCGAAGGCCAACCCATGAGCACCGACACCCGTTCAACCGTCAAGATCGTCACGTTCCTCCTCATGCTGTCCGCCGCGGCCCTGCTCTTGCTGGCCATCGCGGCAGGCGTCGCGTTCAATCGGCACGCCAACGCCGACACCAAGGTCATCACCATCGCCCCCTTCGCCATCGACGGGGTTGCGCCCGCTGTGGTCCACTTCGCCGAGAGCCGTGGGCCGGGCCTGTTCCAAGCGGCGTACAAGATGGAGGTTGGCGGCCCCGACATCCTCTTTGAATGCCGCGACGGGTTCCCTTGCGTGTGCTGGCCGCTCCCCCGATTTCAGAGTTACGACCTCTGGACGGCCAAGCCCGTGGACCTTGGCCTTGATCCCGCTACTACGACCGTCGCGTTCGGCGAGAACACGATCACGCTGACCGACGGTTCGCCCATCCGCGTTCACCCCGGCGACTTCAACGGCGACGGCGCGACGACCGTGCAGGACATCTACGACTTCCTTGCGACCGAGCCGACCCCCGGCGAAATGTTCGCGTTTTTGGAGGCGTGGTACTCGTGAGTGAATGGCGCGTCATCCAAGGCGACTGCCTCGACGTTCTGCGGTCCATGCCGGACGCGAGCGTTGACGCTGTGGTGACGGATCCGCCGTATTCAAGTGGTGGCATGGTTCGCGGCGATCGAATGGGAACGACCCGCGACAAGTACCAGAGCAGCGACGTTCAAACGGAGTTTGAGTCATTCACGGGCGACAACCGCGACCAGCGTGGGTTCGCATACTGGTGCGTCCTGTGGCTGTCCGAATGCAGGCGTGTCACCAAGCCCGGTGGGATGATCTGCGTGTTTACGGACTGGCGGCAGTTGCCAACAACCACGGATGCCGTGCAGGGCGGCGGGTGGGTCTGGCGTGGCATCGTCCCTTGGGACAAGGTGCAAGCCCGCCCGATGCCCAACCGCTTCCGTGCTCAGGCAGAATACATGGTGTGGGCGACGAATGGCCCCCGCGACTTCAGCACCTCGCACGCCGCCGCATCGCCGATGCCGTGCCCCTTTGTGCGGAGGTGAAGACGTGACCGCCCGCCAACCCGCCATCTGCTTCCTCGAAAACGACGGGCGATTCGCACCCGCGACCGCCGCATCGTTTTCGCGCCGCAACGTGGAGTGTCTGTACCCGCTGCAAGGCGACTGGCGAGATGCCGACAACTGGCATTCACACTACGACCCGCAGATCGACGAGGCAATCGACTGGCTCAGCCAGCGTCCATCGTCGCATCGCGGTCTGTCCGTGGGCGGCTGGTTCAACGACCCGCGACTCGACGACCGCGACGAAAGCAAGGGCAGGGACATCGCCGCCCACATCGTGGAGCGGTTCCAGCGGGCGGGCGTGACGCTGCGAATGGTGTATTGCGATCAGGAGGGACGCGGAAACGCGAGCGAAGTGGCCGACGCTCTCGACCCGTTCCATGCCATCGCCGAGGTGGTCGTCAACTTCAACAACGGCGACTTCCCACCCGGATGTCAAGCGTGGTTTGAGTACACCGCCGAGCACATGGACACGCGGCTACCTGCCTGCGGCGAGATGTACGGGGCAGGTGCCGACATCGAGCGGTACATCGACACGATGACGCGGTGCAACCGCTTTGTCCCAGTGTTCCCCGTGTGCGCCCGGCTGGGCGACTGGAGCCGACGAGTGCCGACCGACGAGGCGATCCAAGTCACCAAGGTTCTCGTTCAGCACGCGATCAGTCACGGACACCGGACGATGGTGTTCGCCACCTACATGCGGTACACCCGGCGCGGCGGCAGCAACTACTTCCTGAGCCGGCCCACGAACGATGGCGACATCACCGCAAACATCGACGCAATCTCTGACGCTTTGGAGGGGATGTAATGGCCGTTCTGCACGCAAGCTCAAACCTCCGGTACAGCCTCGGCGCGACACAGCCCGCGACGGCGTTCACCTACATGGCGTGGGTGTTTTTCCGAGCATCGGTGACCACTGCGCAGTACCTGCTCAACCTGAACTTTGCCGCCAGCAGCACCATTGGCACGATCGTGAACCTGTCCAGCGGCGTGCCCAATATCTGGGCCTATGGTGGGGCTGGCTCAATGCGGCCTGCTGGAACCACGCTGGCCAATGGCATCTGGTACCACCTATGCGTGACGTGGGACGGCGTAAACGCGGCGGGTGTGAACTGGTACATCAACGGGGCACTGTCCAACGGTGCGACTGGATCAGCCCCCGGCTCATCGCACAGCTATGACAACTACAGCCTTGGCGGGCGATCCCATGCGTATGCAGCTGAGGACCGTGTACTGGTTGATGCGCTGCAGCACAAGGTTCGGGTCTACAAGCGCGTCCTGACCTCCACCGAAATCGGCAACTACTACGCGAATCCATACTCGAATGACTTGGTGGGTACCTACTCCTCCGACCTGCTGATCCGCGCCGACTTCGACGCCTCAACCGCTTCCAACACCAGTTCGGCGACAGTATCGACTGGCACGGCCATTCTGACGAGTCGCGGCCCCCTAGACCTGCCAGCGCGTGCCCTGTCCATTGACTACGCTGCGTCCAGCACTCCAGACAGTGTGGGCGTGGCTAATGCGTTTGGAACCGGGCCAAACAGGTTCAGTTCGCTCGGCGACTTCTCGGCTTGCAACTCGACAGCACTGACCGAAACCGGCACCGCTGGCCCCTTGCGAGTGCTTGGCTCGGGCGGTCTCAAGATCGGAGTGACGCACGGCAACGCGGTCGATGGAACTGCTCGCTATGTCGGCCGAGCCACCGGATCGGGGCCAACGTGGGACAACCGGAACGCCAGCATTGTTGCATGGCTGGCACCTACGGCCGCCCGGGCGGACACCCAAAGCAAGCCGATTGTGTCGCTGGGCGATCCGGCGACAGCAAACTCGTCCGTTCTGCAACTCAACATGACCACGGCCGGGTACCCACAGATCAGCCGCGCGGCCATCGGCACCGAGGTCGTCATCGCCAGTCTGCAATACCAGACCAGCCTGCCGCGGTTTGTGGGCACCGCTTGCGGATCGACCGAGCGGCACCTCCAGATGGACCGGGTGCTCAAGACCGACAGCTCGGCGTTTACCAGCGCCACAACGACGGGCGTGCGGATCGGGTCCGAACTCGGCGGAACCACCAACTATTTCGTCGGCGACCTGTACCGCGTCGATGTCTACCAGCGCAAACTGCACGCCGATGAACTCATGGCCCTGTACGAATGGGGCAAGACCACCTACCTCTACGACGATGCCGAGTGGGCCTTGTGGATGGAGGGCAGCAGCACGGCCTATGGGTACAACAGCCCGAACGGCCTGAACTTTCTGACCCAGCTTGGTGGACATGCCGAGTTCCAGAAGGTGTACATGTGCTCGCAGGCCAACGCAGGCGAAAACCGGGCGCACTTCAACACGGGGTTTGCTACTCAGGGACAAGTTTTCGCGACAAACTGCAACACGCATCTGCTGATTCCCAAAGCGAAATGCATTTGCTGGCTCCAGCCATTTGGAAACGACTGGGACGGCACCACAAGCCTGACGGATATTCAGACCGCGGGGGCCAACGACTACGCGACCATCTTTGGGAAAATCGACACCTACTACGGCGTGACATCGGTGTTTGAGCCCGTCGTTCGCACCGACTATGCAAGCGACGCCAACGATGAGCAACGAGAAGCTGATGCTCAGAGTTTTCTTATCTTTTGCTCAGCCTATGGCACTATTCGCAGGCGACCGCCCGCTTTACGCCCGGTCAACGCAACAGCCGCAGAACTTCAACAAATCACCGGCGGATCGTACTATCTGGGCGACGAGATTCACCTCAACAACGCTGGCTATTCACTTTACGACGACTACGTGTACACCTGGCTCCTCGAGGACATGGGCCTATTAGGCAACGGCGGACCTGGCGGGCGCATGACCCGGCACGAACGGCTCGGACGGCTTCACCGACTTGGGTAGAATGATGGTGTCAGACCAACACCAAGGAGCAGGCAGCATGGCAGAGATGCAGACAATGCGGTTCACGGGCGAGCACTGGTTGATCCTCGACGCGATCGCCAAGAGCCCAAGCGGAATCGCCACCACAGCCGAGATCCAGACGCATTTTGGATGCCGCGGCATGGCCGAGCCGCTTGAGGAACTGTTCGACGCGGGGGTCATCTGCAACACCTACAGCGTGCCCATCGGCAACCAGCCCGCCAAGCGCAACCCGCACAAGTTTGAGATGACTCCGCCCGGCACGGCCGTCTACACCAAGCGCCGGAACTCCGAGGGCGACAAGGCCATCAAGGCCGCCCATGCCCGGTGGAAGACCGAGGAGCAGGGTGTGCATGACGAGTGGGTCGAGGAAGACAAGCCCCGAGGCCCAGGCCGCCCGCCCGGCTCCAAGAACAAACCCAAGGCCGAATCTGCCGGGGTAGAATAATCCGGCAGACACAGGCGGGAGCCAAGCATGAGCGCCCTGCCGCTGAATCCTCTGAATCGCCTTCCCAAGATCGACGTTGTTTCCACCGTCACGCCCGAGGTGTGGTACGGCCCATTTACGGCCGTGGACAACACGGCGGTTGCATCCATCGCCGACATGGCGGCCGCGCCGGTTCGCTCGACCTCCAAGCAGATCATCCCGGTGAACTCGGCGGGAATGCTTCTGCGATTCGCCGCAGACTCGTCGGTTGCTGCCGCGAATGAAACCGGCATCTTCCTCATCGAGCGCATCAAGCACATGAGCGCCCACCCGTCGATGACCGTTGGCGGGGTGGCGGTGGCCAAAGATGCCGTCCAGTTCGGCAGTCAGGTTCTTGGATCGGTCACGGTCACACTCGGCACCAAGACCGGCGTAGCGGCCGGCGTCATCACCGCCGGGATGCTCTACGGCGACACCATGACCCTGACGACCAACCGCGGGTACAACGGGCAGATGGTGCTTTGCCCCGATCCGTCGCTGGCGGATGATGCCCCAACTGAACTCAAGATTGATGCCGCTTGCTGCCCCTACCTGCGCATCACCAAGTTCGGCGGCACGGCAACCGCGACCGATCCGTGGTGGGTCGGCGTGCAGGACATTTCGACTCTTTAACCACCCCATCGCGGCGCCCTTGGCAGGAGCGACCTTTGGCACAACGACGAAGCGGCAACCCTCACCCAGTCGGCAACCCCAATCCGAGCCCATCCACCCGTTTCAGTGCAACGCGGCAGCCAGACGGCCACAAACGCCCGCAGGAACTGATGCGGAAGCTCCGCGAGATGGACGCGGAGGAAGCCCCCAAGTGCTACGAGGTGCTGAAGCAAATTCGCAGCGGGTATCTGACCTACACGCATCCAGAGACGGGCACAAGCGACTACGAGCGGGTTCCGGTCAAGGATCGCCGCGAGGCCGCAACCAGCCTCCTCGAATGGGCCCGGGGCAAGCCTCAGCAGTCGATCGACGTGTCTGGCGGGCTGGAAGTTGACCTCGTGGGCCTGCTCGACGAGAAGATCAACAGCAAGATCGGGAACATTCTCGGGGGCAAGTAGTGGCCGACCCCATTCCCAATCGGATCCAGTATCCGGGCAACGTCCGCATCGACCCGATCACCAAGTTTCGGATACCCAAAGATCCTCACGAGAACATGCTCAAGCGGCGAGAACTCCTCACCGCCTGCGCCCGCGATCCCTCTTGGATCCCGACGGTGCTGACCAACTGCCGGGACTCGTTCGAGTTCTGGTGCAATATGTTCGTCTGGACCTACCGGGTGAACGAGACGAACGAGGAGGGCCGCACAGTCAGCGTTCGCGAGAACGGGCAGCATGTCCCGTTCATCACATGGCCAGTTCAGGACGAGGCGGGGGCCACGTTCGACGAGTGCATGTTGCTGGGCGAGGATCAGCTTTGGGACAAATCCCGCGAGATGGGAGCCTCGTGGTACCTGCTGGCCAAGCTGCACCACCGATGGCTGTTCTACAAAGGCACCGAAATACGCGAGATGAGCCGCAAAGAGGAGTACGTCGATTCCGGCTCGTCCAAGAGCCTGTTTTGGAAGCACGACTACATCAACCGCTACCTCCCGGCGTGGATGCGCCCACCGACGCGGCGGAAGAACATGCTGCTCGTGAACACCGCGATGGAGAGCACCATCGCAGGCGAGAGCACCAACAAGGACGCGATGCGCGGCGATCGAGCCTGGGCGATCATGATCGACGAGGCCGCAGCCATCGAGAACCTTGAGCCGGTGCTCCGAGCAACCGACCGGGCTGGGCCCCGAATCTTCAACTCGACGCCCGCAGGCCCCGGCGCGTTTGCCGACATGCGATTCAGCGGCAAGGTCCGGCTGGTGATCCTTCCGTGGTGGAGGCACCCAGAACGAGGCGCGGGAGCGGTCCAAAAACGCGACGACCGCACCGGCCAACTGAAATGGACAAGCCCGTCCTATGAACACGCTCTCGCCACCCGCACCGCTCGCGAGGTCGCCCAGAACTGGGACATGGACCACGCGGCGGCGGGTGCAATGTTCTTTGACCCGGGCATGATCGCCACCCATCGCGCGACGTACGCGCAGGAACCTTGGGAGATCGGCAGCATCCGGTGGATCGCGTCCACACGCACGCCGTTTGAGGTGGCCATGCGCAATGGCATGGTCGAGGCCGTGCATTTTGTGCCCAAGCACAACCCCGGGTGTATTGGCCATCTCAAACTGTGGTGCGCACTGGAGAACGGCCGCCCGCCCGCGAATATCCGCACGGTCATCGGGGCCGACATCAGCCACGGCGCCGGGGCCAGCCAGTCCTGCCTCGCGGTCTATGACGCAATCACCGGCGCGAAGGTCGCGGAACTCGTCGATGCGTTCCTGGGCCCGGCAGAACTGGCCGACCACGCGGCCATGCTGGGCTGGTGGTTTGGCGGCAACAACGGCACTGGTGCGGCCCTGATGGTGCCCGAGAACAACGGCCCGGGCGGGACGTTCATCCAGCGGTTGCAGCGGTTGGGCTACCCGCACATCTACCGCCATGTGCACACCGGCAAGGCATCAGCCGCACCCACCCAGACGCTTGGGTGGACCTCCAACCGGGTAGAGAAGGAAACCAAGCTGGGCCAGTACGCGCAGGCGATGATGGAGGGGCGAATCCAGAACCGATCGATGTACGCCATCGACCAGTGCACGCAGTACGTCTACCTCAAATCGGGCTCGGTCGGATGCGGGTCGATGGAATCCGCCGATGGCGCGGCCCGAGCGGTCCACGGCGACATCGTGATCGCCGACATGCTGGCCACCGAGGGCGTTCTCAGGGTCGGCCGTTTCCGCCCGCAGGAGCACGAGCCGCCCGCCGGATCGGTCGCGTGGCAGCTTCGCCAACTGGCAACGGCGGCGAAGTACGACGAGGACGACATACAGTAACGCAGTCCCCCGGGGAGATTCCCCGTGAGTGGATCGCGCACCCAAGACCCGGCCAACATGGCCAAGGCCCTCGACGCCGGATACAAGCGCCTCAAGTGGGCCCGCGAGTCATTCGCTCGCAACTGCCGCGAACGTGCCGGCCGTCACTACGGGGCCAAGAAGGACAACAAGCCGCGCCCGGTGAATCTGCTCTCGCAGTTCGTCGAGACGATCACCCCAAACCTGCTCAACCAGCGCCCGAAGCACTCATGCAAGTCTCGGATGGCCGAACTGCGCGGCGAGGCCGACCTGCTGGCGATGGCCGTGGACATGCTCTGGGAGCAACAGAACCTTGTGGATCTCGTGCAGGATGTGATCCAGGACGCCCTGCTGTCCCCCTTCGGAATCGCCAAGATCGGCCTTCGCGCGGGCGAGGACATCATCAAGATCGGCGATGAAGGGATCATGCTGGGCTCGCCCTACGTCCAGCGGGTCAGCCCAAACGACTTCAACATCGACCCCGCCGCTCGATCGCTGCGCGAGGCCGGATGGATGGCCAACCGCTACCGCATCTGCAAGGAATACGCGCTGGATTCGGGCATCTACGACCCGGACGCGATCAACCGGCTGGTTTCCATGCAGAACAGCGGCCAGTCAACGGCCGACAGCAAGGTGGAGACGCTTTCGGTCGGCGGAGACAACCGCTTCGAGGGAACCGACCTCATTGAGCTTTGGGATGTGGCCATGCGGGAGGAAAACCGCTGGCTCATCGGCACCATCAGCGCGGTCGACGGCACATTCAGCAAGGAATGGGTCAACGCCGGGGCGAAACTGCTGGAGTACAACGGCGATGCGGCCGGTCCATTCGAGATCCTGACGTTTCACCGGATCCCCGACAACACGCCGGGTCTGAGCCCGGGATCGACGTGGATGGACCTTCACGAGGCGATCGACAAACTCTACTGGAAGATGATCCGGCAGGCCCTGCGCGCGCGGCAGATGCAGATTTCCAGCCGGGGGGCCCACGATGACGCGCTGACGCTCAAGGAAGCGGCCGACGGCGACCACCTGGAAGTTGACGATGTGAACCAGCACAAGGTGCTCGACTTTGGCGGCGTGCAGAAGGACGCCTACCCGTTCATCGGCAGCCTGATGGAGATGTGGAACAACGCCGCGGGGAACATGCAGCTTCTCTCCGGCAGCGGCCTCCAGACCGACAAGGCCACAGGCCAGAGCATTCTCCAGGCCAACGCACAGACCCGGCTGGGGTTCCAGAAGGACAAGACCTGGCGGTTTTGCAGCAGTCTTTCCCGACGGCTAGCGGATTACTGCCTGACCGATCCAGAAATCAAACTGCCGCTCCCGTACAAGACCATGAACGGGCAAACCTACACGATGTACTACGACGCGGCCACGCGGCAGGGCGGCCCGATGGGCAAGCTCGCGCTGGAGCAGATCGTTCAGGCGACGCTGCAAGGCAAGGACGTCGCCAAGATCGAGGAGGAAGCCAAGGCCCATTTCATCGTCGAAGTCGATCAGAACACGATGGTCGGCCGCGATCCGGAACTCGTGGTTCAGCGCAAGCTCGAAACGATGGGGATTTTGGCCAAGATGGGCGTTCCCTTCCTGCCGATTCCGCTCGCGCGGCAGATTGGCCGGGACATCGGCTGGACCGACCTCGACGAGGCGATCGGCGACATCGACAACCAGGCAATGCTGGCCGGGGCAATGGGCATGGCACCGATGCAGGCACCGCCCGCCGGTCAGGTTCCACCGGGAGCACCCGTCACCCCGGGAATGCCCCAGGTGGCCGCGGCTGGACCACAGGCACAGGCGCAGCAGGGAATGCAGGCGTACGGGCGGGGGGCACCACAGCGAGGAGTAGCGTAAATGGCGACAATCGGCAGGATCACCCGGACAGTGTGCGGAAAGTGCGGGCGGGATCAGGAGCGGTTCGTTCTGGCGGCCAACAACTGGACCGCCCCATGCGAGTGCGGCGGCACGTGCGCCCCGGGCTCCCGTCGCACCGAGCGAGCGCCGGCAACGGCCATTGCCTACGGGAACGGGCAGGGTGCCATCAGCCATGTGCACGGATGCCACCCGTCGGAGGTCGCGGAGTACCAGAAGGCGTGTCCCAGCCTCGACATCCGCCCGAACGGCGACTTTGTGATGCACGACCGCGTGCACTACCGCCGGTGTCTTCGGGAAATGAAGGCCGCAGGCATGGCCTAGTGTAAAAAATACACCCCCATTCTTGACTCACCCCCGGATATTCGACAATACCCCATAGGCAGGTAGGAACAGGCTGCGCAGGAAGGGCAGCCAGATGGACGAACTTACCAGCGGAGGCGTTGCAACGCTCGACGCCCCGGACACATCAGGGACTTCGACCGAACCGGCCCAGGGTGCCGAGGTTGAGCAGACCGCGACCGAACCGCAGACGGCGGCCGACGGTGCCACCCCGACGACGACCCAGACCCCGGCGGCAGAAATCAACCCGGTCACGCACCGCGAGAACGCCCTCATCGCCCAGTTTTTCGGGCTTGCGGATGCCGACTTGTCCGAGTTCACCCCCGCCGCGCGGGCCAAGCTCGTTCAGCAGGCCGAGGCCCGGTTGCTCGACCAGTGGACCAAGGGCGATCCCGCCGCACCCGCCAATCCTGCGGCACCCGCCAAGGCACCCCAGACCCAGCAGCACTCGGCACCGGCGACGCCGTTTGACCTCAAGCCGCTCCTCAAGGACTTGGAAGCCACGGATCCCGAGCTTGCCCCGCATGTCGGGAAAGCCATGCAGGCGATCGTGGATCACTTTGCCCCGTCACTTGCTCGACTTGGCGAGCTTGAGCAGGTCATCGGCCAGATCGCGCCGCAGTGGGCACAGGCGGCCGAGTTTCAGCAGAGGCAGGCGGTCGAGTCGTTTTACGGCAACCTGCTCCAGAGCGAGCCCGGCTGGAAGGCCATCCTCGACGGACCGGAAGGTGCCCAGATCAAGGATCAGGCGTACAAGATCGGCGAGCGAATCGTTCAGGCCAACCCGGGCATGGATCACGGACAGGCGCTGAAGATGGGCCTCTTGCAGGCCAGCAAGATCCCGCTCTCCCGGATCGCCATGAAGTCCGTTCAGGGGCAGATCACCAAGCGCAGCAAGAGCATCACCACCCCGCCCGGGACCGCCGCCAGCCGCGGCGCCAGCGGCGGAGACAGCAAGGCCCCGCAGACGACCCGCGAGAGGATGCTCGCCGCCGTCGCGAGGACCGCCGAAGCAAACGGCATGGAACTGAAGGACTGACTTACAGCCGCCGGCAGGCACAGGCAAACAACGGGCCCTAGCGGCCAAAGGATCATGAAATGGCCGGTGGACTGAATCCGGGAATCACCAAGACCTACACGGGTCACGTTGACCTGATGAACTCGACGCTTGAGGCGTTCGACAAGGGCTTTTTCAGCGAGACACTGGGCCGCACCTCCTACGAGGGTGCCCAGATGTTCTTCGAGGAAGCCCGCGAGGACAACTCGGGCGGCACCCGTCTGGAGTGGGAAGTCCGGCTCCGCAAGAGCGGCACTGCCCAGTGGATCGCCCCCTACGCGGTCACGGGCAACACCCAGCAGAACCTGACCGCCAAGGCCAACGCGCCGTGGCGTGCTTTTCAGGAGAAGGTGCATTACGACATCCTCGAAAAGAACATGAACATGGGCAAGGAGCAGCTTGTCGATGTCATGCTGCCCAAGTACTCGGGCGCGATCGAGGCGATCATCGAGCTCATCGACAACGCCGTCTTCGGTGCCATGAGCAGCATCACCGACGAGGATCCGATCTACGGCCTTCAGTACTGGTTCAGCCCGCCGGGCACGGTTTCAAGCGGCTCCTACGCCACCGCGACCGACTACACCGGCGGGTTCAACGGCCAGACCTGGCGAGCGGCCGACGGCACCGCCAGCAACACCATCGGCGGCATCGACGCCTCCGACGTTGCCAACAGCCGGTGGCGCACCTGGACGGCCAGCCACGGCGGCCTGATGAACGCCACGCTGGTTGAGACCATCAAGCGTGGCCTGACCCGCACGAAGTTCAAGAGCCTCAAGGGTGCCGACGGCAAGAGCAAGCGAGAGGGCCAGGGTCGCCGCGTGCTGTTCATGAGCCACAACATGGCCGACGGCTACGAGACGATCATCAACTCCGGCCCCGACTGGCTCAACGGCGACGCCGCAGGCAAGACCGAGGCCAAGCTCCGCAAGGTGGACATCATCCGCGCCGACGCTCTGGGCGACTACTCCTACGACCCGATCTTCGCCGTGGACACCGGCAAGATCTACGGCCGCGTGCTGACCCAGCGCGAGAGCGACGAGAACGGAATGCCCGTCCGCTCGTGGATGGCCAAGATCCCCTACACCCGCGACCGCTCGGCAATGACCACCCTGACCGCCGCCGTCGTCGCGCAGCTCCAGATCCAGTGTGACGACCGCCGCGGCGCAGGCTTCGGTGTGTACGGCGTCATCGCCTGATCCTCCCTCCCCGTGTGCCCGTCCCGGTCTTGTCATGAGGCCGGGACGGTTCCAAAGCCCCATCCACCCGCCCCCCACTCCGAGAGGAGCCTCGAATGTCTCAGACCGTTTCGGTTCCCAACCAGGGACTCATTCAAGTCACGCGCGTTTATTACTCCAACAAGGCCCTTGCGGGCACGGCGATCAACGCCCAGGTCAAGCCGGGCTACGCCGTCTGCTGGGACATGGCCAACGCCGCGCCCGGCGAGACCGCCAACCGTGGCCGCGTGGTCAACAAGCCCGAATCGGGCAACCTGCACCTGTTCGCGGGCATCGTCACCAAGGTCGATCAGCTTCCGACCACCTCCGGCGGCGTTGTCAACGGCGATGCTGGCTGGATCGAGATCGCCGTCGCTGGCCACAACGTCTCGGCGTTCACCGCCGCGAACCAGACCCGCAACACGACCGCTCTGGTGGTCACCGCTGGTCAGTGGTACCTCAGCGCCAGCACCGGCACCTCGCTCCACACAACCGCCGTGCTGTTCGCCCTCGTCGGCATTTCTCTGGAGACGGTTGACACCTCCAGCACGAACGCCAACGCCCGCATCTGCCTCAAGGGCATGGGCCTCTCGCCCATCTGATTCGGTTTTCTGTCCGGGGTAACTCCCGGTGCCTGTTCCTGCCAAGGGCGCGGTGCTGGATCGTTTCCACGCCGCGACCTTTCCCAACTCACCGCTGGCGCTCAATCGGGGGACCGATGCGCTGGCTTTCCATGCCGCAATCGGTCACTTACCCGCCCGATACGTCCCTGACACTGGAGGACTTGATCCTTCGGGTCGCTGAACGCGCCGGGTGTGCTTCCTACGACTCGACCACCGGCAAGGCCACGGTTCCAAGTTCAGCGCACGACTACGACAAGTGCCTGCGGGCTGTGAATGACGGCATCGAGATGATCTACCGGGCCAACCCATCGTGGTCATTTCTCGACCAGCAGCTTTCGTTCGTGATGGACACCGCTGGTACCGGCCCGCTCAACATCGACAGCGACCCGGCGCGGTACCGGATGCCGTGGTACATCACCACCCCGCCCAAAGAATCGTGGGGCATCGCCCGTGGGTCTGGGAACACGATGTACCGATTCCAGATCGTCAACCGGCAAAAGGTCACCTGGGCCCGCGGCACGGGCGGCGTGACTGGCACCGGCGGCGACTCGATCGGGCCCCCGCTCATGGCGGCCGTCGATCAGCACGCGGGAGCCGACCGCCGCGCGTGGGAGATGATCTTCTACCCCGACCCGGACGCGGCATACACCATCGAGGCGACGTTCCGAGTCTTCGCGCCGAAGATGGTCACCAAGACCGATCGGCACGTCATGGGAGCCGCGCACGATCAGACCGTGGTGGACGCGGCCTTCTGGGCCATGAAGCGCGTGGACTGCAAGGAGCAGGGGTTGCTCCGGCAGTACGAGGCGATGTTCAAGGAATCGCTCGCCCAGAGCATCAGGCTCGATCAGCAGTTCAACCCCCGCAATCTTGGACAAGTCACCGACCCGAGCGTGTGCACGGGCATCGGGTACGACATCGGACCCCGAAACATCACGGTCATCGCCGACGGCGTGCCGTAACTGGAGATTCTCCTATGCCTCCTCATGGACACGGAAACAACAACTGGGCCGTCGAGCCGAGCCTGGCCAACGCCGCTAAGAACGGCGGGTACTGGGAGAACATCCCTTTGCTCCACAATCAATGGAGCCGATCAACCGGCGCACCGCTTCCGACCTCCGCGACCTCCGGCGTGCCGTTCCTCACCGCCGTCAGCGCCAATCAGGTCGTCAAGTTCGCCTGCGATGCCACCACGGGCGCAACCACCACGGCCTTCTACACCTTCCCGATTCCAGAAACGTTTGCTCAGGACGAGGCCAAGCTCAAGTTCCGCCTGCTCGTGACGGGCTCGCTCGCGACGCTGACCTCGATCACCGTCACGCCGACGCTGTTGACCTGGAGTGTCGGCTCGGCCGTCAAGACCGCGATCGCCTCAACCGCGACCAAGCGATGGGCGTCCCTGCCGTCAGCCGCCAACGGGCAGAATGCCCAGTCCGGCGACCTTGGTTCGCCCACGGCCACCGGCACCACCACCTTCCTTGGTGCGACCATGACCACGCCCAGCCTCGTGGAGATCGACTTCACCCCGGGCGCGACGACTGCCCGGACCAACTACCCGAAGGCCGGCGACATCGCGACGCTCAAGCTCGTCAGCGTGGGCAACACCACCGACGCGACCGACAACATCACCATCATGGCCGCCTGGTGCAGCCTTGTTCGCCACGCCGCGATGTATCGCCTCTCCGACCGCGTGTAATCGGAGGGCCCCGTGCCGACTCGCCCGATCGTCCCGCCCTACCGGGGCATCAGCAACGCCACGCCGTATTACCGCACGCCGGGCGATATGTGCCCGCCGAACGGGATGCTGAATGCCCGGTGCTTTGTCCCAACCGATGACCGGCCACAGGTCGGCAAGCGGCCGGGATTGCTGCGCCAGTTCACCGCTCGCGTCGGGAGCGGTGGGTTCATTCAGGGCATGAAGTCGATCACCCGGGCCTCGATCGTCACGGGCTACGACATCGGCGGGTGCGAAGACATCACGACCGACTGGGAGGGCAAGGAATCCGACGCCCTGCTCGGTCAGGTCTGGCTGCTTCGCTCCAATCTGGCGATGTACCGGAACCACTACGAGAACACCGGCGCCAGCGGCACCTACCCCGTCGCAGACACGGCCACGACCAACCCCAGCACGCAGGACGTTTCCTGCATCACGCACACCCCTGACGGCGCCAAGGTCATTTTCGGCTCGACCTACGCCGTCACGGGTCGATCGGTCTCGCGGATCACCTGCATTCGGTCGTCCGATGCCACCGTGCTGTGGTCGCACAAGATCGACCCGGGAGCCTCCCGGTTCGTCAACACGGTGGCAGCGACCAATCTGTATGTGTTCGTCACCACCGGCCAATACCTGCGGGTGCTTTCCGTGGCGGATGGCACCCAGCTTCAGGAGCATGACCTTGACCAGTGGAGTTCCGAGGCGATCGACGCGCGGGTGTCGGCAGACGGGCTCTACCTCTACGTCCTGTTCTTTGGCTCCAACGCCGCGGCGACGCTGACCAGCGGACAGCTTGTGACCACCGGCAAGTACGCTCAGCACTGGCGCTCGGGAGTGATGAAGTTCTCGATCAACGACTCGGCTCCCTACCTGCGCCGGGTCACCTACGGGGCGGGCCTGTCGTCATCAAACGCCTACTACGAGTCCGCGCACGGGTACCTCCGCTTCTCCGAAGTCTTCCCCACCGGCCCGCTCGGACCCAACGGCATCTACCCAACCGCCCTAGCGACGCTGGCCGATGGCACGGTGGCGGTCACCCACACCAACCGCGGATGGGGACCAAACGCCGGAATCACGCCCACGGGCACGCCGCCGGCAACGGTCAGCCTGTTCGACGACACGGGTGCGATCATCTGGCGAGCCGACACGTTCAGCCTGCTCGACGCGACTGGCGACGGCGGGCTCAACGACATCCTCTTCGACGGTTCAAGCGCCCTGTTCTCGAGCATTTCGGCCATCGCGGCGGATGCTCAGGGCGACATCTACGTCGGCGGGCGCACGGTCACCACGCCCAGAGGGTCGGCCTGCGTATTCAAGCTCTCGGGCAGCGATGGGTCGATGATTTGGGCCGCCGACTTGGGCATGAACGCCAGCACGCAGACGGTGCGGCAAGCGGCCATGTGCATCGACCCGACCGACGGATCGGTCTGGGTGGCTGGCGATCGCAATACCTCGTGGACCGGGGCCAGTTCGCGAGCGGCCCACCTCTGGAAACTCAACCCAGACACCGGCGACATTCTCGGCTTCTTTGACCTTGCCGCGGCCAGCAAGAGCGGGCTCGGCGTGTCCGTGGACCAAAACGGCCAGATCGCTTACTGCTCGACGAAGGTGTAACCCGTGGCGAATGGATGGTTTCGGATCGCAAACGGCTGGGCACTGACCAACAGCGGATCAGCGCGGTATGCCGTCCTTGCCGGCCGTTCGATGCCAGCCATCGCGTCGATCAAACTGCTCATGGACAACCCGGCCGACCTTGTAAAGGTCTGCGTTCTCTCCAGCCCTGACGGCCGCTGGTGCTACGAGATCGGCCCGACCAGCGGCACGGGCGGCAACATCGTCATCCGCAAGATCACCGCTGGCGCCGCAGGATCGGCCCTGGCCACCGCCGCGCACGGTCTGACCGACGGCACGGCCTACCGCATCGAGGTCCGCGTCATCAACGGCCGCATCGAGGTCTACCTCAACGGGTCCAACTCGGCCGTGACGACCTACACCATCCCGTCAACAGACACATACCTCGTTTATGACGGATTTGGCTTCGCAGGAGTCACCGACGGCGCGATCGTGAACACGCTGGAACTCTGCCAGCTTGTGGCCGAGCGATCCGCGGCAACCGAGGTGCTTTGCGTTGTCGGCGGCGGTGAGCTCTGGTGCTCGACCGACGGCGACAACCTCTTCCGCATCGCGCCGCGAGCGTTCAACCCCGACGTCTCGGTCTCGATGGCGGCGTTCGAGCAGAAGATGTACATTGTCGATGGGTCGGTCTGCAAAGTCTTCAACCCGACCGACCTGACGCTGATTCCCTACGTCCCCACGGCCGGAAGTCTGCCCGGCGCCGTGGCCAACTCGGCGGGCTCGTGCGATGCGACGGTCCTCGAGGCCCACATCGGCCGCCTGTTCTTCGCCGGCGGCAAGAGCGACCCCCAGAACATCATCGCCACGGCCGTAAACGACGCCCTTGACCTCGATACCGGCTCCGACCTGCCCGGCGCGGCGTTTGCGCTCAGCGTGGCCAGTATCGGCAAGATCGGTGAACCCGTCCGGGCCATGCTCTCGACGAGCTCTTCAAGGCTCCTCATCGGATGCACCCGAAGCCTGTGGGAGATGGTCGGCGATCCCACCCTTGCCGGATCGGTGGATATCAACCGCCTGAGCATCGACACCGGGCCCGCGGGCCTGTTCGCCATGACGCTCGTGTCGGAAGGTCTGGCGCTAATGCTCAGTTCGGCCGGGTTGATCGCGATTCCGACGGGCGGCTCTCCGCGCGAAATCTCAAGCTCGACCGTCACCACCTACCCATTCACCAACTTTGACCGCGAGGCCAACACCGGGTACTTTCCCCAGGTCATTCGCGATGCCGGGCGCAACGGCGTCCACCTCTTCATGACGCTGACCACGGGCGGCACGCACCTGTGGGTGGATGAGCGGATCAACGGGCTCTCGGACAAGCCGGGCGGGTACTTCCCCGAGCGATATGCGACCAACATGGCCCCGACAGCCTCGTGCATCTTCCGGGGTCGCGTGCTGCTTGGTGGCTACGACGGGTACATCCGAGCGTTCGATGACGACACCTACGACGATGATGGCTCGACGATCCAGTTCTACATGCCTCTCAGCGGCGTGATCGACGGCGACCTGTCGCACGATGTGATTATCGAGGGCGGCGAGTTGATCTTTGGCCGCCGGGATGCCGTGGCCCGCACCACGCCGGATTTCAGCGTTTCGCTCATCTGCTACGCGGCCCAGACGCCCGAGGAGGCGTACGGGGTGCGTGGCGAGCGCATCGCGCGGTATGCGTTCAGCAGCAGCGAGCGGATCATCCCCTTGACCCGGCAGGCTCGCGGCGGCGCGATCGTATTCTTCATCCAGAACATCTCAGACGACCAGACGGTCTGCTTTGAAGCCGGGCAGGTCACGTACTCGATGGCGCAGCGATGGCGGCACGGGTACGCAACGACCACCTCTGCCCCAAATGTCGATGGCTCGACGACCTCGACGACCACGACCACCACCACGGCGTTCCCGACCGGGCCCGCGACCACCACCAGCAGCAGCACCACCACCACCGCGACGACGACGACGACCACAACCACGACGACAACGACGACCTCGACGACGGGCACCAACACCACCAGCAGCACGACCGCGACGGGCACCACCTCCGCCACTACGCCGGTCCCGACGACCACCGGCATCAACACAACGGCCAGCCCGACGACCTCCGATCCGTTCGAGACACAGACCACCGATATCGTCGCGAATCAGTGATACGATCGAGGCATGGCAGTATTCGACGGCACAGCGGCAGAACTGGCGGAACTCACGAGGAAGCACTGGGGGGCGGAGTGGTGGCCGAAACACGAAGATGGCCCTTTGCTGGTGTGGCCCGTCTGTTCCGACAGCGATCCGCGTGGAACGTGGCTAGAGTGGATTCCAGGGCAAGACGTTACGACCGCCGCCTCCATCATCTTCGCGGCGGCGGTTGCCAGATACGCCGAATCCATCAACGTCGCTGATCCGGACTGGCGAGACAAGGCAGCCGCGTTCTGGACCGACTGTTCCAATGGACTCCACGCGGTACTTGCGGCGGTGGAGGTGGTTTCGTGAGAATCGCCATTCTCGCGCCGTTCAGTGCGTTTGATGACTCCTACAGCCTCGCCCATGCGGTCGCGCAGCAGGTTCGGGCGCTGGAGATGGTCGGCCACGATGTGGAACTCTGGACGCTGGCCAACCTGAATCCGGACAGCGAGCCCATGCTCGCGGGAATGGGCCAGACGGTCAAACCCTGCATCCCCGTCACCATCTGGCAGCCGGATGTAACCACTCCGCACAAGGCCGAGGCGATCCGCAAGGCGCTGGCGGAACGCATCCAGGTGTTTCGACCGGGAGCGATCATCACGCACGATGCCCTGTTCCAGGCATGGTACATCGACACCGCGCGGGCGATTCACGAACTCACGCACGCCGAGTGCAACGGCGAAAGCTGGGACATCCGCTGGTTTCACATCGCCCACTCCGTGGTGGATCCATCTGCGCCAGCTCCGCACGAGGACCAGAAGTACCGTCGCACGCTTCCCGAGGGCCATGAACTCATCGCGCTCAGCCACACCCACGCGGACGACTTGGCCAAGTACTACTCGACGACGCGGGACCGCGTGCATGTCATCCCCAACTGCCACGATCCCCGGCACATCTGGAAGATGCACCCGGCCGCCGAGGCGATGCTCAAGCGGGCGGATCTCCTGAACCGCGACATCGTGCAGGTCTACCCGTTCTGCGCGACTCGGGCGGGTTCCAAGGGCATCCCGCAACTGCTGCGGATCTTCGAGGCCATGCAGAAACACGCGGATGCCGCGCTGGTGCTCTGCGATGCCAACGCCCAGACCGACGGGGCCAAGCTCGCATGGTCGCTGGCGGCGGAACTGGCTCCCAATGTCGAGGTGTTCCGCATGAGCAGCATCGAGGGATGCACCAAGGGCACCCCTCATCGGGCGGTCATGGACCTGATGCGGCTTTCTAACCTGTTCATCTTCCCGACGCAGGGGGAAGCGTGCCCGCTCATTCTGGCCGAGGCGATGCAGGCTGGCTGCGTGGTAGCGATCAACTCGCTGGTGGGTCCGCTGGTGGAGTACGCGCCGCACAACGCTCTGCGATTCAGCCTTCCCGCCATCGGTCATCGCGTGCGCCACCATGCCACCGTGACGACCACCAACGGCGACGGCACCCAGACGCAGACGACCTACGAAGACGGCGACGCCGAGACGCTGGTTCTGGAGCAAATCGCCGAGCGGTGCATCGAGGCCGTACGATTGTGCCCGGCGGCGCAGGCCAAGGTGGCGGCATTCCGCACGTTCAGCCTTGAATCCCACGGGCGAAGGTGGGAGGAGGTTTTGAGGACATGACACTCCAAGACATTGTTGGCAGCATGCGATGGCAAAAAGCCCGTTTGATGGCCCGATTTCCGACTGAATCACGAGACGGGCACATAGATGTGAATCGGGGGCTCCGCTGGGCCGCGAACAGCCGCGCCGTCGCGTACATGAACGTTGGGGCGTACCTGATCTTGCGGCAAGCAATCTTGAACGGACCCGACGCGATTCGTGGACCCTTCCACATCAAAGAGGGCTCCATGAGGCTGGCCGGGATGCCGATCGTGCTTCGTCCAGATCTCCGGGAGCCGGTTTCGATTGGAGTTCCCGCTCGAATTCGGGACTACGAATGAGCACCGCCAACCCGATCATCCAAGGCCAGATCAACGCACGCGATCCGGCAGCCGTGCGCAAGGCGGTCGGCGATCTCGCGGCCCTCATCGACGAGCCGATCAACAGCGTGTACGCGACCGCAGGGACGCAGACCGGCAACGAGCGGACGGTGACCTTTCAGGTTCGCGACCGCCGCAAGAACGTCCGCACGGGCCGGCAGTTCATCGCGTGTTGGGCATCGGCCACATCCGATGGTGCGCCCAGCAGCAGCCCGCTCTGGGATGTGCCATCGGCAGGCACCGAGCAGTCCAACGCGGCCGACATCCATGTGTACCTGACCGACGACGAGGGGAAAGTCGTGGTCGCGATTCAGTCATCCGCGGCGACGCTGTACTTCTCGGGCATCTGGCTGGGCCGACCAACAGAAAGGCCGCTGGTGTGGGCGTAGGATTCGCCCTCAATGGAGCGCGAGGAACGCGCAGCAACGTGACGGCTTGCCTAGTGGGTATGGATTTAGAGCACGCGCTGTCTGTGGCGCGGGATCCCGATGATCCGTCGGGCTCGGGCGCAGGTCAAACCCGGGAATAAGTACCGGGGAGCCAGATCGAGTAGCTCAAGCCAGAGGGTGAGAATCCCTCCCATTGAGTTGCGTAGGATTCATGGCGGAACAGGCCGACGAAAGGCGGCCGCCATGTCGATCTTTGGAGGCATCGGTCTCGGGCTGGGAGCAATCGGCAGCGTTCTCGGCAGCCAATCCACCAACCGCGCAGGGCGACAGGCCCGCGACTGGTACAACGACCGCACGCACGAGGGCTACGCGAACTACGCGAACTCGCTGTTCGGTCGGAACATCTACAACAACCAGGGCGGCGTGAATCCCGGGCAGACCGACCCGCTGGACTCGGGATCGCTCAACCTCTTCGGCCAGAACCAAAACACCCTGCGCCGGACCATGAACCTGTACGGTCAGGCCCAGCGTGGGTTTGAAAACGACGCCGGCCGCATCAGCGGGATGGCCGCTGGCGCCGAAGGAATCGCCCGGGGCTACGGTACGGGTGCCAACGCCCTCATTGACGCCCAGACCGCTCGAGGACTCACGGCCGCGAATGCCCTCACGCAGGCACGGCTCAACGCCAGCGGGCTTGGCGGATCGACGTTCTCCGCGAATCAACAAGCCAACAACACCCTGAACGCCAATCTCGGCGCGGCTCAGCAGAAGAACGAGGTGCGGCGACAGACCACCGATCGGGTGCTTGGCGCTCGGCAGGATCGCGTCGGCACCGAGCGGGCCCTGTCATCGGCACGAACCGGGCTGGCGACCGGCCGCGCGGCCCTGTTTGACACCTCTCGCCGGGCCAACACCGAGTTCCAGAACCGGGCACTTCAAAGCCCGATCATGAACCCGTGGTTGGGCCAGAGCACCAGCCAGTACTACCCGGGTTCCAGCCCCGGCGGATCATTGTTCGCCACGCTCGGAACGGGTCTGGCGGGATTGGGTGCGGCGCAGCAGCAGAACGCGCAGAACCAGGAATACATGGACCTTCTCCGTCAGGCCCTCAACCGGCAGGGATAACCGATGCCCGTGGACCCGATCATCAATCTTGGCCTGCCCGTGGTGCAATCCTACCTTGCGGGCATGGCCGCTCGCCGCCAGCAGGAAGAGCAGGCCCTGCGACAGCAGCAGTTCGCCTACGGCATCCAGCAGGACCAACAGGCACAGGCCCGCGACGCCCGGGACTTCGGGTACCGCCAGCAGCGGGACGCCCAGCAGCAGGCCAACGCCGATCGGGCTTTCGGGCTCAACGAGCGGCAGTTTGGACTGTCCCAGCAGCGATTCGGCCTCGACCAGAGCCAAAACGACCGCCAGACCATGGCGTTTGACCAGGCCAACCAGCGCGAGCAGGCCGCGCAGGCCGCTTACGGCTCCCAGTTCCCGCAGATCGTGCAAGCCCGGGGGCTCTCACCCGACCAACTCTGGGAGCAGGCAGGCAGTCTGGCACAGCAGGAGACGGCTTTCCGCGCAGCACCCAGCGGCGTTCAGCAAACGCTGCTCAGGCCAGCAATGGACACCGTGCGGGATCAGCAGGTGGCCGCCGCGGCACAGGCCAAGGCTTGGCAGAACTACCAGCGAGCGGCAGACCAGATCATCAACGACCCAGCGCTCGGCCCGGAACAGCGAGACGACCTGATTCGCCAGCTTCGCGAGGAGTTTTTCCAGCGCATGGGCATCGTCGGGAAGCACTTTGGCCAGGTCACCGAGACTCCCGCCCAGATTTCCGCGCGGCTTGGTCAGTTCGGTCTCAGTCCCGATCAGATCGGTGCTGCGCTTCCGGCCGTCGGACTCCATCAAGCGGGGATCGGGCAAGAAATGGCCCAGAATATCCTCGGGACGCGGCCAAAGAACCCATACACGGCTGGCCTGCGAGCGCAAGACGCGCAGCTCGACGCCGAAATCCGCAAAACCCGTGCGATGATTGACCACGGCGAAAAGACGAAAATGGATCCGGCGCTTCTGGCTCAGTTGCAATCGCAACTCATGCAGAAAATGTCCGCCCAAGTCGGCATCGCCCAGCAACTCACCCAACTCCTCAACAACGGCGGCAACGGTCAACAGCCGCAAGGCAGCGGTAATGGGTCGGGCGTGCCAGATGAGGCAATCGACCAAGCGATCCAGGCCCTTGCGCAGCGACTTGGCCGAGCTCCCACCGACGAAGAAGTCCTCCAAGCCCTGCAAGGAACCCCATGAGCGCCACGCTGAACTTCTACTGGGCCGCCACCGTCACCGAGAACGGCATCACGCGCCAGATCGGCTCGCTGACCCGCCCGGTTGCGACCAACACCATCGACGGCGACCTCTTCGACCAGTTGGAGTTTGCCATACCGGCATCGACCACAGTCACTCTGTGGGCATATTCGACCTCCAAGCCGGATTTTGTGCTCGCGATCATCGAGACCGACGGCGCGGTCGACGTGGAACTCAAGCTCGACAAGCCGACCAGCAGCACCGACGACACGGCCGCCACCACCTACGTCAACTACCAGACCATCCAGGTCGAATCCCACGCGCCGCTGGTGCTCTCCGCCGATCAGGGCAAGGTCGATGTGAACGCGACGGCCAAGAACTCGAGCAGCATCGCGGGCACGCAGGGCAAAGTCTACGAGATCCGCGTTCGCGCCGGGGCCGCCCGGAACGTCAAACTGACGATGATTAACTGACGAGGGGCCCATGAGCCAGATTTCAGCGACCGATGACCTTCGCCTGCGCATCCGGCAGCGATTGGAAGCCGCACAGCCCGCCGCACAGCCCACCGCCGGGGCCGATCCGCTCCGAATGGCCATCCGCCAACGACTGGCGGCCATGCAGCCCCAGCAGCCGCAGCCGTTCTCGGCAGGCGATCCGCTTGGGCAGGGAGCGACCGGCACACAGTGGCCCACCCAGCCGTCACGCTCGGTCCTTGGCGAGTTTACTGCCGCGGCCGAGTCTGGCATCGGTCGATTGGCGGGCATGACCGGGCTGGTGCCCATGCCGGATGACTTTCGCCCATCGCCGGCACCCGAGGGAGCTTCGCGTGTTCGCCGCATTGCCCAGACCGGCGCCGGCATCGCTGGCCAGGCCGCGCCCGCCGTTGTCGCGGGCATCGGCACGGCAGGACTTGCGGCCCCGGCCGTTGCTGGACTGGGAGCCCTTGCGCCAGCGGTAGGCATGAGCGGAACACTCGCCAGCCAGATGGCCGGAGGAGCCGCGGCAGGTCTGCCGGCAGGCGCTTTGGGAGCCGCCACGACCTACGAACGCACGGGAAGCCCGCTCGCCGCGGCAAGCAGTGGACTCATCAACACCGCCGCGGGTGCTGTGCCCGTGTTCTCGGCCACCGGCAGGCTTCCGGTCAACATCGCGGCCGATGCAGCAATCCAGGGCGGCACCAACGTCGCCACGGCCTACGGCGATGAGCAGATCGCCCGCGCGGCAGGTGCGGCACCGATGGAAGTGGACCCTCTGGCCGCGTTTGCCGCTGGTGCAGGCATGACCGCGGGCACCCGTGGACTCCCCGCCGCGGCACGCGCGATCGGCGATCGTTTGCCGGTTCGCGAACTCCCGATGGGCACGTTGGAACCTGTAGACGCCCTTGCGGCCTATCAGGACGCCTACCGCAACGCTCCAGACCCGAATGCGATTCCCGTTCAGGCGTTGAGCCGCGCCGACCTGAATCGCCTGCAACCCAACCGTGGGCCGATTCTGGGTGATAGCCTGCCGCTCAGTGATGGCCCGACCGCCGCGCCCATCGGCATCGCGCCAGAAACACCCGCCGATCCTGGCATCCCGCTGGTGAGCCCGGAAACGCCGTCAGCGGCGACCTTGAGCCTCCCAGCCTTGCGGGCCGAAGCGGAACGTCTGGGTGTGCTCAGGCAGGGCCCGCGCGATCGGGCATCACTTGCCCAGCGGGTCGATCAGGCGCGGGCGGGGATCGCTGTGGATGACGGTACGCCAAAAGTACCAGCGTTGTATCCTGATGCGACGCAAGTGGTTACGACTCGCTCAGGGGGTATTCAGGGGGGTATTGAAACACCCCCCACGGACCCCCTAAACACACCCGTGAACGTACCCGGCGACACGGCCCCGCCTGAAGTGGCCGCACGCACCCCCATCGAAAGGGCTCCCAATGGGAACCGTCTCCAAGAAGAAGGGCGGCCGGAAGGGCTGCTAAGCCCCCCGCGTGCTGAAACTGTGACCGGCGCAGGTGAACAGCCTGCGCCGGTTTATTCGCCCATCATCCGCCAACTCGACGACCGATACACCAAAGCCGACATCGAGCGACGTCTCATTGAAGCGCATCAAAGCATGGGGCTGGACTTGCTCCCCGCCGAAGGAGCCGATGCGATCGGTGCCAAGTTCACATTCCCCGGGAAACTCCCCGCCGAGGTGCAGGACATCATCGAGATGTACCCGGAAACTCGCGGCGTTTTCCGTGTTGCGAAGGCCGGAGAACGCGCCGGAGGCGAGGACTACGCCACCGCGATCGGCTGGGAGCGATACGCCGCAGAAGCGGCAAACATCGGCGGGGCCGACCTGCGCCGCGCCAAGGAGTTTTTCGCCAGCGAGCCGAACGCCAACCCCGAGGCGACGTTTCTTGCGGCACTCCACGACAACCTCCCCAAAGGCCGCATCAAGAACATGCAGGGCGTGGAGCCCGCCAGCCTCCCCGAAGGAACCCGGTTCAAGATCGCCGGCGAAGAGTTCCGGGTCGAAATGTCGGGCGATGGCGATGGCGCATACAAGGTGCTGCGCGATGGCGACAAGTACCCCGAAGTGCCCGCGGATGCCGTTGCCAGCCTCCCCATCGACAAGGGCAGTCTCGACACCGAAGAGGCGGTTTTCGCCCAACAGGAATGGGACGGCGGAGATTTCGCACCGTCAGCACCAAAACCCGCCAACTACTCGCCAACTACCCGCGAACCCGCGGCACCATTCTCGCCCAATCCGCAGAGCGTTCGTCCACTTCCCCGCGAGCGCCCGCTGGCCGAGATGACGCTCCCGGAGATTCGCCAGGAAGCCCGGCAGCTTGGGGTGTTTGAGAGGGGGCCGCGTTCGCGAGAGGCACTGGCCACCCGCATCGACGTTGCACGCGCCGAGCGGCGACGCGGACGGACGACGGGGGAAGAGATCGGCCTCAAGCAGACCGAAATCGACCGGATCCGCACGGAGACCGGGCTTTCGGAACTGCCCGAGCCCGAGCGGCGGGGCTGGGAGGAGGTGCTGAACCGCGCCAAGAACGAGGGGCAGGCCGACAAGGCGATCCAGACCGCGAATGAGGTGGTCAAGTCTGGCCGACCGACCACGGATGTTGAGCACGCGGGCATGGTGCTCAAGGCCGCCGAACTGGCCAACGACTATGACGCGGCCATTGCGGACATGAATCGCCTGATTGATTCCCGCGACGATGGCGGCGCACGGCTGGCGCGCGAGCGGGCGAACTCGATCATGCAGCAGATCGAGACCCTGACGGACGCAAGCGACCAAGGTGGCCGGGAAGCCGCCCGGGCACTGTCCATTCGACGGATGCTCGTCAACCGCGAATCCTTCGAGCTCGCTCCAGTGGTCCAGCGGGCCCAGCAGGTCAAGGGCTCCAAACTGACCAGCGCCGAACACGCCAAGCTCGAGGCGGTCACCAAGGCCCACGCCGAGGCTGAGGCCCGGGTCAAAGAACTGGAGAGCAAGTGGCGGGAGGCGGAACTGGCCAAGGCCCGCGCGGAGGCCAAGCGGACGCTGGAGCGGGAAGCACGCACCCGAGAAGTCGGCAAACTCCGCGAGCAGGCCGGTACAGCCCGCTCAGAACGCGATGCGGCCCTTCGGGAGGCTTCCCAGACCTCCAAGGCATCGGAACGGCTCCAGACCGAACTGGCGGCCACGCAGAAGGCCCTTGCCGATGCCAAGCAGGCACGCACCCACGCCCGCACCGAGCGGATTAGCACGACTCGGCAGAAGCTCGCGACCGAGCGGCAGGAGATTCTGGCCAAGATCCGGGCTTTGGGGTACCGCGCAAACGCCGGGTTTGACCCAACGTTTTACTACCACCTCGGGCGGTTGGCGATCAACTATGTCCACGAAGGCGTTTTGACGCTCGACGAGGTGGTGGCCAAGGTCCGCGAGCACGTTCCCGATGCGACCGACCGGGATGTGTACGAGGCCCTGAACGCCCGCGACCCCAAGCGGCAGGCCAGAGCCCGCAGCGATGCCCAGAAGCGGGTGCAGGAACTGCGGACACAGGCCCGCCTACTGGCCAAGATCGACCGGGCATCGGCGGGGATGCTCGACACCCCGAAGGCCAAGCCGCCAGCATCGCAGCAGATCCGGGCACTACGCTCGCAACTGACCCAGCTTCGGGTGCAGGCGTACAAGGCGACCGCAGACGCGACCAAGCTGGAGCGGGCGGTACACCTCATCACCGAGATTCAGAACCACCTGGACAACGGCACTCGCCCGGCAGCGGCAGCCAAGAAGGGCAGCACGACGCCGGCAGAGCTCCAGCAGGCCCGGCAGAAGATCCGCGACCTCAAGAGCCTCATGCGGGCAACAGACCAGATCGCCAGCCTCCGCCAGCAGATCCAGAGCGGCGAGTTTGTCATCCCCGAAACCGCGCCCGTTCGAGAGGTGCCCCGGGAACTCGATCGGGCACGCATCGAACTCCGCAAGGCGAGATCCGCCGTCCGGCAGGCGATCGAGGAACAGCGACCGTGGACGACCCGGCGTGCGGTTGCCGAGAGCATGAACACGCTGCGAGCCGTCAAGGCGACGGCCGACGTTTCGGCCACGCTTCGGCAGGGTCTCGTGCTGGGCGCCAGTCGCCCGGGAACCGCAGTCCGGGCATTCGGCAAGGCTGTCCGGGCCATGCTGGACGCCAACACCGAACTCCAGATCGACGATGCGATCCGCTCGCGGCCCACGCACTACCTCGGCGAGCGGGCGGGGCTCTACCTCTCCGATGTGCAGGGAGCACCCAACGCACGCGAGGAGGCATTCATGTCCAACCTCGTTCGCAAGGTGCCGATCCTCAAGCAGGTGGCCGCGGCGTCCGAGCGGCACATGACGACCTACCTCAATCTGTTGAGAACCGCCGCGTTTGACCAGTTCGTTGCGGCCAACCCCAACGCGACACAGGCCGAACTGAAAGCATGGGCGGCATTCGTGAACGTCGCCAGCGGCCGCGGTGATCTTGGCCGTGCCGCCGCCATCTCCGGCGAACTCTCAACCGTCATCTTCTCGCCCCGCTTTACCGTGTCGCGATTCCAAACCCCGTGGCACTTGGTCAAGGCTGGCCAGTCCCCGCGAGTCCGCAAGGCCATCGCCAAAGACATCGGGGCCACGCTCGCGATCGGCGGAACCGCTTTGACACTGGCCGCGGCCGCGGGCTTCACCGTCGGCACTGACCCGCGAGAGAGCGACTTCGGCAAGTTCAGGGTCGGCAACACCACCGTGGACGTTTGGGGCGGCCTGCTCCAACCCGCCCGCCTCATCGTCGGCACGGCCGTCAGTGGCACCGATCGCGCTGGCCTGACCAATCCGGGCAAACTGGGGCCAACCAGCCCGCTCGAGCTCATCAGCCGATTCGCGATGACCAAGCTTTCGCCCGGCGTGACCGTGCCGCTTGAGGTGGGATTCGGCGTGAATGTCATCGGTCAGGAAACCGACCGCCTCGACTCTGCCGCGCGGGCGGTTGTGCCATTGCTGTTCTCGGACATCTACGACGCCTACCAGCAGGGCGGGGATGCCAACGCGCTCGGAGTAGCCGTCGGATCATCGCTGGGGCTGGGAATGCACACCATGACCGACGCCCAGATTCGGAAGATGGAGAAGCGGAAGCGAGATCGGGAGATGACACGCTGATTCTTGGTCCGAGAACATGACGCCACAGCAGACCATCGACGCGGCACGAATCGCCCACATCGCGCCGTCAGACCTCGAGCTCATCGTCGCGACGCAGGCCGTGCCGTGGATCCGCCAAGCCGCGATCAAGCCCGGCGCGATCACACACCACGGGCTGCGACTCCTCCCCGTCTCAGGCCAGCCCGACGCTCAGGCCGTGCACATGCTGACCGTTGCCAAACCCGGAAAATCAGCACTCATCGCACTGGAACCGCGCGGCACCTCGTGGCGATTGCACACCTGGATTAACCCACCCGTTCATCCGATTGCGAATCCACCACAGTAGGGGATTGTTGTATCGGAACAGATCCCGTATCTTGCCCCTTCCGTGGCAGAGGGGCAGCATAGTTGCAGAGCAGAACATCGAGCCATTGGTCAGGCTTCCCGCGTGGGTCAAGGCACACCGCCCGGGTACTCCGACGCACCCGACCCGCGTCCGATAACGGTCGCGTCTCGATCACAATCACCGGATCCGGGGACGAGATACGGCGATTAATGTTGAATCTCAAGGAATCGGGCTCACACTCGGCGCAGATGGCCGACTCTCCCACTGTCGCCGCCCACACGCCGACCCACGCCGCTCCCGCGCCGCCCGTCACCAGCGAGCAGGCCGTCACGATGTGGTTGTCCTCCCACGAGCGCCGCGGCCGGGATCCCAAGAACGAGGCGAACTATCGGCGCTGGGTGCAGGCTTTCATTCACGACCAGCAGCTCGAGCACGCCGAGGCGATCACGGCCAAGGCGATAGCGAGGTACCTGAAAAACCTGACCACCGCGGGCTCGAGCGCCGCGAACATCAACAACCAGCGGACCGCGATCAACCAGTTTTGCAAATGGTGCCGGCGGTACGAGATCCTCAAAGACAACCCATGCGAGAGCATCGGGCGGGTGCAGAACGTCGACGCGGGGGAGGGGAACGCCGCATTCAGCCCCGAGCAGGCCGCGGCATTCGTCGCCGCCGCGATGCAGGACGAGGCCAAGGCCCGCCCCACCCACCGGGCAATCCGCTCCCCGGTCTACATCCTCGCGTGGTCGACGGGTCTGCGCCGCAAGGAACTCCGACGGCTTAGGTGGAAGCATGTGGTCGGGCTCGGAACCGAGGCGCCGAGGCTGGAACTCACCCGCGAAGTCACGAAAAACCGCAAAATCAGCGTCCTTCCGCTCACGCCCGAGGCCGTCGACGTTCTCCAACGCTGGCGAGCCGGCGCCGCACCCAACGATTACGTGTTCCCGACCCCGCCCGAGCCAGGCCGGCCCAGCGTGCCCCACGATCGGGTCGTCAAGGCCGACCTCACGGCCGCGGGGATTCCGCACTACAACGAGCACGAGGCGCCGTACGGGATGCATAGCCTACGCAAGGGCTTCTGTACCACGCTCGCGGAGAGCGGCGCGGGCGAAATGCTGGGCGCGAAGCTCATGCGGCACAGCGACCCGCGGATCACCGCGAAGGTGTACAACAAGGCGAGGCTCAAACCGCTCGCGGAAGCTGTGTCACAAGTGCCGAGATTGACGGCTGTTACGACAAAGGTGGAGCCAGTTACCCCAAAAACTACAACCGCCGCCCTTGACATTCCGATGAATGGGCGGCAAACTGATACCGTTGCGCGTCCGGCAAACCACGCAATCACAACCGACCTGTCGAACTCCGGTCTTTCCCCCTCTCTTGCCTTGCCGGGCGCGCTGAGAGGGGTCGAAGGATCGGGTCCGTCAGGTCCCCAGAAGGCTGGGGACCTGACGACCACTCCGGAAGTAGCGGGGGTAGGATTTGAACCTACCCCCGCGAAACCGGACTCAGTTCCACCCGTGTTCAGGGTGGTAATCGAGGTGGTCGTCAGGCTCCAGCAGGAGCCCGGCAATGCTTCGACCCGTTGAATCGACCCGCCCGACCGTCCAGACCCTCAACCAGGTCCGCCGCCCCGTCCGCAGCGTGCAGGAGCTTGGCAAGGCCCTTGCCGCCGTCCCCACGCCCGGAGAGCGGTACGCGGCCGACGTTCGCCGCCAGGCCAAGCGGGAGGGCATCCCGCTCACCCCGAAGGACGAGCGGGTTCTCGCCCGAATGGTGGGCGACATCAACCGCGCGAAGGACGGGGAGGCTGTTTCCGGCCCCGTCACCCTCGCGGATCTTCGCGCCACCGACGACGGCAGCCCGTCGATGCTGGTCGAGGCCCCCGAGGCTTTCGACGATGCGACCGGCCCGATCGACCCCGGCATCGGCATCGTGCCCAAGGCGCACGGCAACCCGTTCCCCGGCATCATGCAGGACACCCCCGAGGGCCGCAAGGTCGCCGCGTTCCTGACCCGCCCCAATGGCGGCCGACTCTCCACAGCAGCCCCTGCCGTAACGGACCCGGCGGGGGCCTCCTCTTCAACCCCGGCGGCGGCAACGAGCGCATGCGCCGCCGGGGGTTTTCGCCTCTCCCCTGCCCAGCGTGAATCGCTGGAGTTGATGGCACGGCACGCGGTTCGCACCTCGAACTTCGTCCTGCTCCGCGAGTGGGTCGAAACCCTCGTGCACACCGACCGCTTCGACCGTGCGATCGCCGAGGGCGAGAAGTCCATCGGCAAGGCTTTCGGCCACGCCGCCGAGATGGTCCGCACGCAGACGCGGAAGGCTCGGCTCGCCATCGGCCGACAGATCATCGCCAACCCGCCCAGCGGCAAGCAGTTCCGCGAGGACGCTATCCGCAACGCCGAGGCCGACGAAGCCGCCGAGCGTGAGCCGCGCGACTACACGGAGATCGACCCGCCCGAGGTTGATGCCGACGAGGATGCGAGCGAAGGGGGTGCACGGTGAACACAGAACGCTTTAAGTCTGTGGTGCTGTTCGTCCTTGGCACCCTCAAAGACCTCGAAGAACGGGGCATGGTCGAAAACAACGGCGCGACAGCGATCACCGATTCGGGCATGGCGCGATACCGCACGATGCTGGCTGATGGGTTCGAAACGACCACGGAAGAACTCAACGCCACCATCCAACTGTTTCGCCAAGTCGAGGCTGCGGACGAGTACGAGACACTGGTAACTGACCTCATTTCGGCCGCGGAGGCTGCGTTGTCATTCCTCAACGACGGCTATCCGCCCGAAGAAATCAGCCCACACGAGCAGGAAGTGCGGGAACTTCTGGAAGCCGCCATCGCCGCCGCGAAGCCCAAGTAACAGCCCCAGCCCGACGGGCGTGTGTTGATGCACGCCCCGAGGGCCGAGGCTGTTGCTTCGGAGAAAGCAGGATCAGATGCCGAACCATTGCGAGAGCGACTTAAGGATCACCGGCCCGCGCCCGAGGCTGGAGGAGTTTCTGACCGGATGCCGCACGATCGACGACAAGGGCGAGCCCCGGCTCGAAATGTGCGCCGGTCATCACCCGATGCCCGCCTCGTTCGTGGGCGTGGAAGCGTCCAGCAGCACCGAGCAGGCGTGGGTCGCGCAGTATGGAGATCAGCGGTCGCTGGACTACTGGCTCAATATGCCGTGGGCACCCGAGCGGGGCATCAAGGACCGCAACTCGCTCTTGGTCTACGCGATCGGCATCGACAAGACGGCCGCCGAGCAGGCTGAGAAGCGGCATCACAACATCAAGACCTACGGCTGCCCAACGTGGTACGAGTGGTGCATCCAGAACTATGGAACCAAGTGGGGCGACTACGAAACCACCCACGAATGGGACGGCGACACGCTGGTTCTGCATTTCCGCACCGCGTGGAGCCCGCCGCTGGTGGCGATGAAGCACATCAGCGAGAAGTGGCCCGACCTGCTGTTTGAAATCGCCTACTTCGAGTGCGGCGCGGGCTTCCAAGGGTCGGCGACCTATGCAGGCGGCGCAGAACTGAACGCGGTTCGCACAAACGACTACGACGGCGATCGCGGAGGCTGAATAACCGTGCCGCGTGGCACGGCCCGAGGATTGGCTTTTTCCCTGGAACGGTCTGGGCCAATCTGAGGGCCGGTTCATTCGCAAGGAGACGACGATGATTCTGCTTCCCGAGACCAGCAAACTAACGCGCGTTCCTCCCGATGCCGGGATTTGCTTCGACGTTTCGGCCCCGGTTTACCACTCATGGCGGGCGGCGAGTCAATCGCTGCTATCAGTGATCCACAGCCGCACGCTGGCGCACGCCCATGAATACATGCAGGGCGCGTACGAGCCGACCGAGGCGATGAACTTCGGCAGCGCCTACCACGCGATGGTCCTTGAGCCCAACCTGTTCGAGCAGCACTACCACATCTGGAGCGGCAAGCCCCGGAACACCAAGGAAGGCAAAAGCGACTACGAGGCCGCACTGGCCGTGGTCGGTGGCGATGAGTCGCGATTGGTCCGCCAGAGCGATCTGGCCGAGATGCGGGCGATGCACACGGCCCTGCGCCGCGAGACGCGCACCCGCAAGCTGGTGTGTGTTGCCGGATCGTTCGAGGCGTGCATCGTCTGGCGCGATGAGCCGACGGGCATAATGTGCAAGGCCCGGCTCGACAAGCTGCTCCCCGAGCCCTTCGACATCATTCTCGACCTCAAGGCTGTGCGATCAGCCTCTCCTGTGGACTTCGCCAAGTCCGCCGCGGACTACGGATACGACATCCAGGCGGGTTTCTACACCGACGGCGTAAAGGCCGCGACGGGCCGCGATTGCCGGTTCTTCTTCATCCCGCAGGAGAAGGAGGCGCCGTATCTGTCCAGCGTGGTCGATGCCACGGACGAGCGGCATCAGCCGATGGCCGCGGAAGTCGGCCGGCACAAGTACCGGCAGGCGCTGGAGCGGCTTGCCGACGCGCTCGCGTCCGACCGCTGGCCGGGATATGGCGATGAGCCGCACGCGCTGGCCATGCCCGTCTGGGCGGTCCCGCAAGAACTGACAACTTGACCGGGTGGGTGGGGGTGTTTGTTCATCGAAAGGGTTGCACCTATGTCGCAGATTGAAGGCCAGTCCAACCAGCTCGCAGCACCCGACCAACGGGTACCCGTGGCGATCAGCCCAAGCGGCGAGTTCGTGATCGACAGCATTTCCGCCCTGTACCGCGTCGGCGCGTTCTACCACGCGGCCGGGATCAATCCGACCTGCAAGAAGGTCGAGCACTACATGGTGCTGATCCAGGCCAGCCGGGATCTCCGCGTTCCGCTCATGCAGGCCCTGCTCAACATCGCCATCATTGACGACAAGCCCGTGATGCACTCCAAGCTGCCGATGGCCCTCGTGTTGCGCACGAAGGAACTGGAGCAGTACACCCAGGACGTCGTTGACCGAAACCCCGACGGATCGATCGGCCCGCAGACTCGCGGCGTCGTCGTCGTCCAGCGAAAGGGGTTGAGTCCCATCTCCGGGGTGTTCAGCATGGCCGACGCGAAGCAAGCGGAACTGCTGACCAAACGGAACTGGCGCAACTACCCGGCCGACATGTTGCTCAACCGGGCCCGAGCCCGGGCACTCTCCACGACTTTCCCCGATGCTCTTCTCGGCATGGGCATCGACACCGACGGCGACTTCTTTGACGGCGATCGGCCGCGGCACGTTCGCAACGACGCACCGCCACCGCCCTCCCGCGCCGCCAGCCTCATCGACAGCATTCCAGACGTGGGGGCGGCCGGATCAGCCGGACGTGCAACCCCGGCCCCGGCCGCCCCTGCCTTCGACGTTGACGGCATCGCCCAAGCGATGGACGCACAAGCCTGAGGTTCCTGCACCCCCGCCGGGCGCCCGCGGCCCGGTGGGGTTCTCTGGAAACACCATGAGCAACGAAGCACCCGACCCCAAAATGACCGCGAGCACCGACAAGATCGACCTGCCGCCGCTCGCACTGACCGCCGTGGAAGAACTTGTTTTCCACTGCGCCGTCGCCGACTTTCTCGCTTTCCAAGAGGCTCGCCGGGCGGTTCTCAAGCAAGGCAACGCTGCCCGCTCACTTCAAAACGTCGAGGGCGTGATCGCCGCAATGCACTCGTTCGTCCGCAAGGTCGAGCGCCTGCGATGCAGCGAGGTGGTCGTCGCCTACGCCCCGCCAAGCCCAGAAGGAACCGCCCCATGCGCCGACTCAAACGCATCCTCGTCGCCCTCCGCAACTGGCTCGCCAGGGTCATCGGCGACCAGCGAGACGACGACGGACTGACGCCGAAGTGACTCCCTTGCCGGGTAGCTCAAGCGGTAGAGCATCCGCCTTTGAAGCGGGTGGTTGCGGGTTCAAATCCCGCCCCGGCAGTTCAACCCGTTCCCGTTCCCGCACTGTGTTCGCGTGCCAAGACGCACCCCGCCCATGAGCAGCAGAGAGACGATAACACACCTTCCCCCCTTCCCGTGGTTCGGCGGCAAATCCGCCGTGGCCGACGAGGTGTGGGCCGCCCTTGGTGACGTTGACAACTTCGTCGAGCCGTTCTTTGGCTCTGGCGCGGTGACGTTCTTGCGCCCGACCGTGGGCCGCATTGAGACCGTCAACGATGCGGATGGGTTCGTCGCCAACTTCTGGCGGGCGATGAAGCACGATTCGGACGCGGTGGCCGAGCACGCGGATAACCCGGTGAACGAGGCGGACCTGCACGCGCGGCACCTGTGGCTGCTTGGCCAGCGTGAGCGGGTCACGGATCGGCTGTGCGGGGATCCCGACTGGTTCGATGCCAAGGCGGCGGGTTGGTGGGTCTGGGGCCAATGCTGCTGGATCGGGTCCGGCTGGTGCTCCGGGCGCGGGCCGTGGGTGTCGGACGGGGGTGTGATGGCCCTCCGCAACACGGGTCAGGGTGTGAACCGGCAACTGCCCCACCTCCGCAACACGGGTCAGGG